TAAAATGGGGAGAAATTTCTCATTTTAACTTGTACTAAATCTTGACATAGGACCAAGGCACTCCTAATGGAATGCCCTAATATAAAAAATAGGGACACTCTTTTGAAGTATCCCTATGTTCTATCAATATATCTGATAGCTCTCTATTTACTTTCATATTCAGAATTCTTTGTGTTCCCACAACCGAGGTCTAACGCTACAACAACAGTTACTTTCCTCACAAGCTCTTTTTCCCTGTGATTTTCACCAATTTTGTTGAAACTGAAAAACTCTACAAAGTGCATAAATTCAAGGATTTCTACATATCCTTTCTGTGTAGTCCCACCACAGTCTCCACATGCACAGTCTGTTGAAACTTCTGTTTTTCCGTATCTCTTACGCTCTTGTTAAACCTTGCAAGCCTTGAAAAATCAAGGTTTTATAATAAGTTCAGAGTTAAAAATCTTTGCAGTTCTTTGTATATCTTGTGGGGCGGTGGCAAAATGACGGCATTGCCACCACTGAACACACCGCACGTTATTTTCATCTGCTTCATCAGTATTTTACCATGCTACAACACCGCTGACAACTCATATAAGCGTTATATGGGGCATTTCTACCCTATACCCTTATATTTTATCATTGACGGTCTTTAGGCTTTCTGACAAGGCATATAAGAATAGCAACCAACAAGACCGCCTGAATGATCTGCAACCAATCCATGCTGCTGCCATTGGCTGAATCATCCACCAATGTCTGTTGCTGATCTGCGTTGATAGTGATGTTATATTTTCCATCCACCAATTCAATCTTGCAGTCAACACTCTTTGCATCAATGCTAAAATTCTGCACCGGGTCAGCATCCTTGACCGCCTTGGGTGCTTCGTCAGTCTGTGTGACTGTATCCCCGTTATTGGGATAGACAATATATGTATTGTTTTCATGCTGCGGGGTGCTATCCTGAATAACAGGCTGTGATGTGTCCCCGGTTGCTGTCTGATAATAGTTGTTCGTTGTATTTGTCGCTGTGGTTGTACTGGTGTCACCTGTGCTATTTACCTTTGAATTATCGGTTGTAGTATTGGTTGTGGTGCTATTCACTGTGTCCCCACTGCTTACAGTGCTTGTATTGGTGTTTGTAGTGTCCGTTGTTGTATTGCCTGAATTTCCCGTATTGACTGCATCATCAGATTTTGATTGATCTGTTTTACCATCAGGTTCTTCTTTCCCCGGCTGTGTTGGTTCAGGTGTTTCACTTGGTTCTGTTCCGGGTTCGGTTTCATCCGGCTTTTCCGTGTCTGTTGGTGTTGATGGCTCTGTTGACGGGTCAGTTGATGGTTCGGAAGGCTCTGACGGTTCAACCGGGTCTGTTGGTTCAGGTGCTTCCGGCTGCTTTTCTGAATATTCCAATTTCAGCAGCGCATTTTCCTTTGTTGGGTCTACATTAGGAATATAAATATTTTCATCAAAATCATAATCACAGACCCACCCGGTAACTTCAAGGTTGTCCGTACTGAACAGTTCATTGAGTTGTTCAACTGTATCTGTCAGCGTTGTCACTCCTGAAATTGTGGTTGCTACATCAGCCCCACCATTCACGGCACTGTTTGCATACACTTTTGTTCCTGTAATAGTTGTATTTCCGGCATTAGATACACCACCACCAAAGTCATTCGCCTTGTTTCCTGTTATTGTCCCGCCTGTTATCGTACAGGTTGCAGCATACGAGCTGTTATCAATAGCACCGCCACAAGTAACTGCACCGCAATTTTTTATATTGCAGTTATTGATTTCAACCTGTGAATCCCCCTGTATTTCAATAGCACCGCCCGCAAGGGCATAACTGTTTTCAAAAGTACAATCATTGAACACGCATGAACCTGACTGAATTTTTACCGCACCGCCAACACTCCCGCTACTTGCATAATTTTCACTATTTCCAAAATCATTGAACTTGCAATTTGTGAAAGTTGTTTCATACTTGCTTGTTATCCAAGAATAGGATGAAGCAATCCCACCACCATCAAATGTTATATTCGTTACCGCTTCATTGATGTATTCAAAAGCAATACGGCTATCTGCTGAACCTCTCTTTATGGTCAAATGCTTGGAACTGCTGCCGATTTTAACATCAGTACCTAAATCAATTTCACCATGAACAACAATTATATCACCATCCTGTGAATACTGTACTGCATCCTTGAAATCATACCAACTTGATACAGAATGAATAGTTGATGTTGTTTCTGCTTTGACTGCCATACTCACCAAATTCACACACAACAGGCATACCAATAGCACACTGACCACAATCTTCTTTTTCTTCATCTTCTGAAACCTCCAAAATAATATTTTACCCATATGACAGGGTAAAAGTATTATA